AGCATTATCAGATGTTCTTTTTATTATATTTTCTTCTATGTTACCTAGCATATTTATTATTTTTTTATACATAATTATAGCTCCGAATCTGCTGACCAACCACTATTAGCATCAGGGTAAAAATATGCCCTTCCAGCACCAGCAGCCAAATAATAAGCATTAAATGTATTTTCACCACCTCGTATAACTTGACTGCCTGATGTATTACTTGTAGTAAATGTTCCTACTGTTCCCATAGTTGGTGCTGCTCTCTTTACTTCCTTGAAAGCAAGATTAATAACAGGTACTGGAGAAGTACTAGTAGCGTAAGTATCACCTAATGTAGCTTGAAGAAGTGAATCTACAATTTTTTCATAATACCTTTGACACAAAGCTAACTGCTGTCCATATTGTAAGTGTTCAAAGGGTGTCGCTGTTGTATTTGCTTCTAATTGTATGCCTGTAAAAGCTATTTCATTTGATGTACTTGCTGATATATCTATCGTTTGTCCTGCTGCAAAATTTGCATTAGCGTAGGTAGTCCAAGTTAAAGGTAATGTGCCTGATGTATAATCTGTACCAGTAGCCATTACAAGATTTACATACAAAGAAGCAGCGTTATCATTATCAAAAGCACTTGCTGTATCACCAGCAAAAGTTACTGTTTTATATTCCCATGTATTTGTTGCATCTATAGTGTAAGTTTGAGATATTTGTTTATTACTGTCTACTGAATAAAGTGATGCTACGGCAGTTCCAGTTACATTAGATTTAACCCAAAATGACAAAGTTACAGATTTAGCACTTGAAGTTCCATATGCAAGTTGTTGTAAATTTTGACCTTCAATTATCTGTCTGTGAACACTAAAACTATTTGCAGAAGTATATGCAGTAGTACAATCATATTTAACACTTTGTGAAAATCCATCTGCAAAAGCAGCATCTGAAGATGTTAAAGCTGTTTGTGCTTGAGTATAAGTCCCTCCACCTGATAATTGTTGTTTCCATCTATCAACAGTATTATAACCTGTAGCAGTAATCCCTGTAACACTCGTAGCTCTTTGTGCAATAGCCATATTACCATTGATGATAAGGTTTTGACCTGCTTGAGAAGTAATAGGATTACCACTTGCATTTTGTAATCCGCTAGAAGTAATTTTAGCTTGAGTTGTCCCTGCTGATTGTAGTTCTATCTCACCCGTTGTATCGGGCGTAAGAATTAAACCGTTACTTGTATCTGAATTTATTGTACTTGCCATTATAGAACCACCCATTTACTAGAAGCTGGAACTGTTACTGATACTCCACCAGAAACCGTTACTGGTCCTGTAGACATCGCATTGTAACCTGTAGGGATTGTGTAGTTAGTTCCTATTGTTGCATTGTTAACAAATAAACCATTAGTCGCACTAACTTGTGGAGCAAATCCAGTATTATTAGAATCCTGAGCTACCGCCTTTTCCGCAGGATAAGTACAGAACACAGTGCTTGTACCGGCTAAAGTTATTTTAGATCCCCCGCCGCTTGATTCTAATACAGTATCTCTGGACAACGTTGTTCCAGAAAGTGTATACGTGCCTATACCTACTTCCCAATTAGTACCAGAAACTATAGTATAATATGTAGTATTAGTATTCCCTATAACGCTAAATGCTTGGAATCCGGCCTCAGCTCCGCCTAGGGTAACTGTGCCTGTTCCGGTCGTTGTAGTGGATTCTTTTACTCTATCTTTAAATATTAGGGCCATGCGATACCTTCTTGCACATTACAATGCTCTTATTCTACCATATTATGTCTCAGAATTGCGAGCTTCTTCTTGTTTCAATCTTTCAGCTATTCTACCAGTAGAATTGTCAACATTAGGGTCTTCTCCCTCTATATGAAATGAAGGGATTGTCACATCCGGTTTATAAGTCCAAGGGTTCATTAGAAAAGACCACCTTGTTGATTTATCTATATTATATGGTCCAATTGTGTGAACTTCATTAGCCGAGAGTATAATTAGTCTATTAGTTTTTGCAGGGATTTTCATATCCTCTAACGTAAATTCTCCCCCCTCAACATGAGCAACCAGCGGATAATAAATCATAGAAAACATAGGCGTTTTTAAAATTCCTTTCGTCCCCATTAATCCCTCATCATAATCAATATGCCAACCTTTTTGAGTATAAGTATTCTTTTGTGTCCACCATTCATACCCAGCTACTTTCTCTAAGTCCATATATTTACTTGCAATTTTAATAAGCCCATCTACATATTCAGGTTGATTTCCTTCAGTTATCCACCGGCCCCATTCAGTCTCTGACTCACAAAAATGTCTATGCCTAAAATGCTCTTGGTGTTCAAGAGATAAAGCATCATCAATAACAAATAGTTCTCTATTCTTCTCCATAATTAATACTCCTTTATGTAATTTGCATTTCCTGCGATACTTATTCTGGGAATATCATTAAAGTTTTTAGTTACTCTATGTACCATCCATCCTGGAATCATAACAAGTTGTCCTACTACCGGGTAATGTTTAATATCTATTTTAGAAGTCCATCCTTGAAACTGTGAAAATATTAGTAGTCCGCTATCTTCAGGAACCCTGACATAATATACCCAAGCCACATCAGAATCTCCATGGTGATGCATCTCAGTCGCCTCATACTTCCTATGTATTTGACCCCAAGGGTCTCCCACCATGGCTAAGTTTCTATATACAAGAACTTTCTCAATCTCGCCTAATAGTTTTTTAGTGTTGTTAGCATTTCTATCAAGGAGAGAGTCTTCACTCAAACTGCTTGTGCTGTCAGAGCTGATGGTTTGCCCTATATATTTCATTGTCTCTTCGGCTATAGCTCGGTTGCATACTTCAGTTATATTCCATATGTCCACACAATCATGAGTTATAGTGTCTAGTCTATCGAACTGTATCATTATTTAGTTATTGTACTCTTTCATGTAGTTAAAAAGTTTTCTCATTTTATCTTTAGTATACCCTTTCATCAACCAATACTTTGATTCAGGATAAACTTTATTATTTTCCACCCAATAGTTTGACTTTGTTTTTGCTCTACCCCTAAAGAATAAGGTAATAGCCTTTTCACCTATGGGTACTATTCTGTGAAACTGATCGTGTTTTCGTTTTAGTATACTGCCGGGATAATAAGTCTTGGTGTGAGTCTCCCCATCTTTCCATTGCGTCTCCTTGTAGCGTCCCCACAATATAACACTAATATAATCCCAAGGGTGGCTATGATAGTTTTCCACGTCAGCATATATTACATTCACACATATTTTATTTATTAAACCTAGGAGGGAATACCTAACTATAGTTACTTGATCGTTAGGTAGTATAATGGCCTGTTTTTGAATGAGTTTTATCATACTCGTCTATATAATTCTGAACCTCTCTAAGTTCTTTTTTAATTGTTTTATATCCTCTCCTTATCGGAGGGTGTTCTCGTACTGTAGCATTATTTGGTTTACCAATCAACTTTATTATGGGTGCAGTTAAATCAAACTCGCCCTTATGTATTGCATTGTTCCATAACCCCGGCACTGCATGATGTGTATTGTGTAACCCTTCACCTATAAAAAGAAGTGACCATAAATGGCTGTTTACTGTGTAATCTTTGGAGTTATAAGTTCTCCAAGTACCTGGAAGCCCATAGCTTAATACAGGTATATGTGCTATTACCGTAGCCCAGCTAATACCTATTAATGTATACCAAATAGGAATGCCATAAAAGTAGCCTACATATGCTGGATTAATTAATGCTAAAACTCCCACATAACTAAATATAATCTTGTAATAATGCCTGTGAAAAAATGCGTGATCTTTGTCCCGATGTAAATCTTTAATAATAAGCGGGTTTATATTAAAAGCGGGCACATAATAAAACCATACTTTTACCTTATGCCATAAGCTGCCTTTTGGTCTATGGGGATCTTCTATATGATCAGAATGTCTGTGATGAGCTCTATGTCCTGCAGCCCAACAAATGGTACTACCTAAAGAACCTATAGTGGCAAACCATAATACAATCCATTTGATAAGTCGGTTTTTAGGTTCATAACTTCTATGAGCCGCATACTTGTGTAGCCCTACGCTTACACATAGCCCAAAACAAACCCACCCTAGAGCTAGGGCGATTAGGAATAATGTGGTATTCCAAGCAAAAATCATAGTAACTAGAGCACTGATATAAACAAAAGCTTGCGTTGCCTTTACTTTTGCATCGTTGCTACACTTCCGCACAAACCCATTATTGAAAATGAACTCTAAAATATTCTTCACGGTCTAATTTTTTTCAGCGAATGAAGCTAAATATATTTCTTCTACTTTTGCGGTTACCGCCCCAGCTAATTCTTTAAACTGATCTACAGTAAGTTCTACATCTACGTTAGCTGTATTTCTCCAAGTAACTGTTGCATCTGTATACACACCTGAAATAATAGCTGTCAATTGATTCATAACATTATTACGACTATTTAAATCTATTTGCCAATTAGAGCCGTTCCAATCTACCCCCGCAGCTAGTGACACTTCTCTGCCAATGTTAACATCTTGGTCGGCTTTAGCATCGGCTAATTCTGTACTCCAAGGATAGTAAACTTTTTTATATGCTTGACCCTCTGAAGTAACCCCTTCATACACTGTGTAACCTAGACCTACCATATAATCTAAGAAATTCTGATTAGCCTCTGTTATTTGATCTGAAGTTACAGGTACACCTAGTGCTTTACAATCATCTAATAGCGTAGCAAGAGAAGATAAAGCAGTTGCGCCCGCAGCTACTAAAGTAGTTTCTACGGTTTTTACTGTGTTTGTTATTGGATCAGCCCCGCGAGCATTAGTTACTCCCTCATATGTTTTAAGTAAAATCGTATCTACTGATTGAGCATTCGCTACGGGATAACTATCCCAAAACGGTTCGGCTACAGGCTCTAATTCTTCCGGATCAGGTTGAACATTATCTTCGACCGATTGCCACACAGCTTCTACTGCTGTTGCCCAACTTGGTAGTTCGTCTATTAATTCATTGGGCGCTTGGCCTTTGTACTCAACTTCCCCAGAAGTTCCGGCCCATTGTAATGCCCATACATCTGCTGGAATACTACAAGTAGATAGGTCTAAACCGCCATGCCCTACTCCATCTTTAGTAACAGCATTATCGGCTACTACAATTGATAAATTCATTTCTTATCTCCTAATAAATTTTGTTTTGCGCTTTCAGCCAGTACCTTAATACTAGTTTCATTCGCTTTTACCATTTCGTTTCTAAACGACTCTACAGCCGCTCCAGTTTGCCGTTGCATACCAGAATTTTCAACTAGTAGCATAGGTAGCCAAGTGACGGCACAAGCATACTCATCTATATCTTTTCCAGTATTCATATCTGTCCCTTGTAACTTGGTAAACCACATACATTTTAAACCAATACACTTTTTCTTTAATAAGGGACAATAATCCCCAGTAGGTAATTGCATATTAAGCTTTCGCCGCTATTATAAGATCTACATATTGTACCGCTAAATTAATCGCAGTTCCAGTAAATGTGTGAGAGTGAGCGCTTCCACTAAATGAGTGGTTGTGAGATCCACCTGAACCTGTCGCTCCTGTTGTACCAGCAGTAGAAGATGTGATGGAAGTAAATTTACCCCCTGCACCGCTGCCACCAGTAGGTTTTGTATAAGAGTGAGTATGGCTCGGTATCTGCGATGTAGCAAGAGTGGTAGAATTAACTGTACCGGCCACTGTTGTATTTGCATTAGAACCAGCTACTGACTTTGACGCGAATGCGGTAGTAAATGCTACTGAACCCCCTGAACTCGCCGTACCCGAGACTACTCTAAATGCTTTATTATTATGAGTTGTGTCTTTTGTCCACCCAGTTGGTGCAGCTGTTTGTTGGAACACCAACCTTGTCCCTGCTGGAAAAGCTTCAGCATTACCTGAAATCCAATCTGTACCATTTGAGACCAATACATTACCTGTTGCGCCCGGAGATACTGTTGTTACAGGGCTTGTACCTTCTCCAATTAACACTGCGTTAGCTGTATGAGTTGCAGACCCTGTTCCTCCTTGATTTACAGCCAGAGGCGTAGTTAATCCCGTAATTGCTGTTATGTCGTTATTTCCGCCGGAAGATGCCGCGCCTAGATTTAATCGTGCCCCAGCTGCATTGCTAGAACCCGTGCCGCCTTCAGTAACTGCTAAATCCGTTCCTAGGGTAAGGGCAGTTAAATAGTTAACTGGGTCAACTACATTAGTTGCGTCATTATAAACATACGTTGACTTACCGGCAGGGACTGCTATACCCGTACCCGTTGCATTTTTAACTGTAATTGTATCCGCACAACCGTTATTAATTAAATACAGTTTTTGAATTCCCGGCACAATTAAATTTTGAGCACCGCCAGAAGTACCCGTTAAATTAAGTCTTAAATTACGGGCAGTTTGTGGTGCATTTGTATTTGTTAATGAAAGAGTTACCGTACCACTTGAAAAAGTAACATTGGCTGAGCCTGTAATAGCGTCTTCTATCGCCGTACCTAAATTTGTGTTAGTAGTGGTACCCCACGTACCCGACTGTTCTCCAGTAGCTATGAGTTCTATTTTTAAGTCTGAATAGGTGCTTGGCATAATTTAATCCTTAATTTTTAATATTTTAACTTGTTTGGGCACTTAATGGAATACTTGTTACATAAACTCCTACATGTTTCTTTTCAGCCCATTCTTTTCCGCAATCGGAACATGTCCCTGATTTATACTCTTCCGCGTCTACTTCCATTCCACAATGGACACATTCTAAACGCACTTCATACTTGTTAATCAAAGTTCCGTTTTTTAATTTTTTCGCTTCTATTATCATGCTGCTATATCCTCCCATTCAGGACTTTGTGTTGTGTTTATGTCAGCCCACACATCTGTTTGTGAATCATCAATATCAGCCCATCTAGCGTCTTGTACAGTAATAATATCGCTCCATACTAATGGTCGACTTGTTTGACCAACCCCTTCTACGCCTGTGACATTGACATTAGCATCGGCTGAAACCGTTACGGTTCCTAAAGCTGTAGTCCCTGCTACTCCAGTAACATTGACATTAGCGTCTGCTGATACTGTAGCTGTCCCAAGCTGAGTAGTTCCTACTACTCCAGTGACATTGACATTAGCATCTGAGGTGGTAGTAACAATCCCTAATGCGGTAGTACCTTGAACCCCTGTAACATTAACATCTACTCCGGCACCTTCTATTACAGTAACACTACCTAAAGCTGTAGTCCCTGCTACTCCAGTAACATTGACATTAGCGTCTGCTGATACTGTAGCTGTCCCAAGCTGAGTAGTTCCTACTACTCCGGTAACATTGGCATTAGCTGCTGCTGCTACTGTAACTGAACCTAAAGTTATTACAGCCTGTTCACCATCAACTACTACATTGCCATCAGTCGATACTACGATCGATCCTAAAACTGTTGTTGCTTCTACTCCTGTAACACTAAACCTTATATCAGGTATTAATATTGTTACACTATTTAATTCTGTAGTACCTTGAACCCCTGTAACATTGACATTAGCGTCTGCTGATGCTGTAACTGTCCCAAGCTGAGTAGTTCCTACTACTCCGGTAACGTTTACATCAGCACTAATTATTACGGTAGCACTTCCTAATGCTGTAGTTCCTACTACGCCAGTAACGGCGGCATCAACACTTACAACGCCTTCAGCAGAAAACGGTGCACTTGAAAAAGGACTACGGGCAAACATCTAAGGCACCTCCCGCTTAACTAAGCTATACGTATAATGGCGTTAGAAGAATCCGCTGCTGGAAATATTACAGTAAAGTCCCCACTAGTTGAGGTTTTATCTGCTCCAAAGTCTAACACAGCGACCGCTTTGTCACTTTGTGTATCGTTATAAATTAATGCGCCTCTTGCTGTTATAGATGATGATGCCCATGTTTCATCTGAAAAATCTAACCACGCGGTTGTGGAAGTAGAAGTCGGTGCAGTGCTTACTGTTAAATCTTGTCCTCCAGCCGAATAGCCTGTACCTGTTGTTTCATTAGCAGTTGTATATGCTGTTGTAGTAGCGCCTAATGTTGCTGAGGATGTATACAATGCCATTTTAAATGTATCAGCCGTTGTACTTCCTCTTGTTACCGATGTTCCAAAAGCATGGACGCCATTCAAGATGTCCACTTTGAAACTTGTAGCCATTGCTTGGGAAATTGCCATGTTAAGTCTCCAAAATTTTAATTAAATCTGAATGCCCTGCATCACGCAGTTTATTCGCTAAGGTTGTGCGGTCTGACTGCACCGCTTGTTTTAAGTATTTCACTAGAACTTCTCTAATGTAACCCTTAAATGCTTCTGCTTGCTCTCTTATGAGAGGGTTTGCATCTTTACTAACATACAGAATTTTAGCCAAAGCAAACTCTGCTATTTCTTCTGGCGTATGTCCTCGTCCTTTTGTTGCCATTACTTTTACTTCACCTTCTAATATAGTGCTCATTTATATCCTTTCTATTTAACGTCGTATCTAACCTGCCCACTTCTGTAAGAGTCTTGTCTATTTTTACCGTCCCCTAACTGTTTAAGCATAGATAAAGCCGAATCATATCGTTTGTTATAATTGGCGACTACATCCTCATCTTGCATCATAAAAGTAGCGGCCTCTAGTAATGTCCCATATAATAACACACTACTGAAATTATCCCCTAACCAAGACGTACCGCTAGCGGCCGTAGTAATTGATGTGGGGTAGTAGAAGTAATGTAATTCTACTGTGTAGTCAGCGTCGGGAGTAGGTCCCAGTATAAAAGTGTTGTCGTCAAAAAGTGCGTAGTATTCCGGCTTTCCGTAAAAAGCAGGATCAGTATCAGGAAACGCCTGTCTTATAAAATTAACGTCTTTATTTAAAAGATATAAATATTCGTTATCACTATTTATAACCGCCAAACTATATGTAGCGAGCCAATCTCCCGGAGCTGATAAATATTTGTTTCCATTAGAAGTAGTACCCACCTGGTTACGTCGTAAATCAGGAAGTTGTACAGAATTAAATACTCGCTCCTCAGCTTGAGTAATAAACGTATTTATGTCGGTAGTACTAAATTGATTTTCAGTATAACTTTGTACATCCGCTACTAGTTGTGTGTAATTCATCGTTTACCCTTACGCCATAGGACCGCGAGCTTTAGTGCCTTTAGTTGCTGCACCATTGCCGCGAGTTTCTACGCCTGTTGTCTTGACATCTTTTTCTGGATACCCAGCAAAGTTAGGTACAGGTACGTCTTGAGGTTGTACATACCCATCTACTAATTTTGGTTTTCTTGTCTCGTTTTGTTTCATTTCTTTCTCCTAAGTTGTTGTTACGGTAACGGTTCCTAATTCACCGGCGCCCTCTAAATCGTCTGGTATACCTGGTAATTCTAAGGGATTGCCCAAACCTACTGGGTTCCAACCCCATTGTATATCCCTACTACTGTAAGTGCCAGCCGGTATAAAACTTTTATCTGGTCTCGGATCTCTCACTGCTTGAGGATCTTCTACTGGATACATCCCCTGCATATTCTGTGGTTGATCTGGGTTCCAACATTCCTTACAAGCTTTTACATGAGTATTATTCTGTCTTACATATAAATCTTTTAGTTCTCTGAGTTTAAATTGAAAACCACAAACATCACAATCAGCTATTGCGTTCTTGTTAGTTGTATACTTATTACTCATTATTTCTAAACGTACGAACTTCTTGGTGTTATAGACAACGTAGCTTTCTCTCTATCTTCAGTTGAAGCGAGGAGCCACTGCTCTTCATATTCTGATTTCAAAAATTGTATTCTATCTCCTGCTTTTGGAATTTTAAGAGATAAATAATATGCTAGTCCTGCGACCATACAGGGTAAAAATCTAAAAGGAATGTCTTGTGTATTTACTCCTGAACCTGCGTCTGTCATTCTTTTTAAATACCAATATACAAAAGTATAAGGCTGTGTAGTATCTGGAATTGGCCACATTGTTACTGTAGGAACTTCAGGTCCTCTCCTATCAATGTATATTTGTATTGGCCTTCCTGTATCATTCTTACTTGGAATAGATGCGTAAGTAGGATTTGACACCCTAGAAATAGCTATGTCTGACTGAGTTGTTCCTGTCCCGGTTCTTATAACTTGGCTGATAAGATCGATTGTAGTTGCAGGTAAATCGTAGGTAGCTGTACCAGCGACTAAATCAATTGATCCTTGTTCAACTGTCCACAAGTTTATACCTCGGTTAGCCCACTCTATTGTTAATAAATTTAAGCTACGTGTTGCTGTTCTTAAATCATATCCTGTTCTTAACTCTGCACCGCATCGTTCAAACGCTTCTTCTACAAGAAGATTAAGATCTAAATTAAATGCATGTGTATTTGTTGTAGCCATTACATCTCCTTTTCTATTTGTCTAACGACCGTGCACTCTTCACTTATCACGTGCGTGTGCGTTTGAGGTTCTATTAAATCTAAGTGGTCTCCACTCACGAAAGCACTAACTATTGCTAACAAACTAATTACAATTTCTTTGTTGCCCACTATGCCTTCTTCTTTGTCGTCTTCTTACGTCTAAGTGAAGCTACTCTACGCGGCTTCCCTGCCGGTTGCCCAAGTCTTTTCTTTTGAGCTATCCTAGACTTCTTTTGTGCTGCTGTCATTTCTCCAGATGTCTTTGGAGTTTTACTAGATACACGTTTACTAGGTCGGCAATAAGGAGTTCCTCTCCCATCACCTTTTTTTCTGCCGCAAGCTTTGCCAGTCTTTACGTCTTTCCAGTCTTCTTTGAACCAACGTTTTAAAGCGGCTCCTTTAGCTGTCTTTCTGACTGCCATTATTTACCTTTCTTTCTACATTTAGCAATAGCACCAGAAGCATAAGCACTAGGAAAAACTTTATAACTTGCTTTTACTTTATGGTAGCATGCGTCTTTTACACTCCCGCCTTTCTTTAGTTTAGTAGGTTTAGTATGGCCATAACCTTTTTTCTTAAGCTCTAAATGTTTAGCCATAGTAGGGGCTTTTATACCCTTACCGGTCTTTTTATCATACATCATGTGAGACTTAAAGACCTTGCCCCCTGCTTTCATCTTTTTTGGTTTAGAGTGACTACATCCGCAATCAGCTTTGACCTTACCTCCAGCTTTCATTTTTTTAGGGTTTATACACCCCATTCCACGAGAGGCTCTCATTATTTTCTAAACCCAGTCATGCTAGGACCTGAAGGTCTTCTAGGTCTTTTAGTAACATTTTTATTTCTAGGTTTAGGTCCAGTACTTGGAGCTTTCATAGAAGTCATTCTAGGTCCTGATGGCCCTGCTTTTCTAGCTGATCTAGCTGCCGGTTTAGCTGCTACTTTTTTAGCCTCTGATTTTTTAGTATCACGAGTAGCTAATAATCCTGCTATCAAGCTCGCAGGTACTCCATATTTTTTCAACGTTTTTTTCATGCCGCCTTTAGTTTTAGGCGGTATAGGTTTACCTTTAGTTGGTTTAGTAGCCTTAGTCGGTTTAGTAGCCTTAGTCACTTTAGTTTCCGCTCTTTTTTTATTTAAATTTCTTTCAGCTCTTTCCCTAGCAAGATCAGTTCTTTTGCCTTTTGTGTTTCTAGACTTAACCATTTTGCGTGCTATCTTTCCTATTACACTTGCGACCATTTTATTTCTCCTTAATTAAACCATACGGCCACGTGTATGGCCCTTAATAGCGCATCCGTCAATCTTACCGCCTTTCTTGTATCCTTTGACTTTACCGCCTTTTTTCATTTTTAGTTCGCCGACTACACGTTTCTTTTCATCTTTTAAATTTCTTTTGCCTTTTTTAGTATAGGCTTTCTCACTATCTACTCTGCCTAATTCTTCAAGGCGGTTCATTCTACTGGTATTCATATCTTTCTCCTTATTTATTAATTCTATTACTTGAAGCTTCTGGTTTTCTTGGTTCTTTTCCAGCATCAACTTCTTTGTTACCAAATAACTTTTGTACTGTCTTGGTTTCCCAAATACGAATGCCCATCCATATAATAGTAAATAACGAAGCTAATACAGGTAGCATAGACATCATAGTGCCAACAGCGGTAAAGATAGCTGATAAATCTATCAAGTGTTTTGTTGTTTCATCCATTTTTAACATTTCCATCGTTTACGTGCTTGACGCAATCTAGAGTTAGGGTCTTTAGCAGCTTTAGGAAACTTCTTCATCTGTCNTGCAGA